GAGGCGCTGTCATGGCTCGACAGATGGTGGGTGTAGGGGAGTCGATCGCATGGGTGCTGACGGCCCTGGCGGGACTCGCGGGCGGCTGCCGCACGACCGCGGTCGGCTACGAGCGGCCCGACGCGCTTAGTCCCGAGCAGATCACGGCGCTGGGCCGGCTGCCGCCGGAGGTCGCGGCCCGGCTGCTGCGCGAGTGGCCCCGGACCAGGCTGTCCGTCGCGGAGGCCGTCGGCCTGACGGATACGCAGCGGGGCATCCGCGGCCGGCGGACTGCGGACGGCGGGATTGATTTCGCCGTGACCTCGGTCAGCGAGGTCAACGCCGAGGCGATCGGGCAGCTCACTGAGCTGGGGCGCGCCCTGGCGGATAGGATTCCGACTCCCGGGACGAGGGAGCGGATGGTCACTCCGCAGACGAGCAATCCCTCTCCCTCGGGGCCGCCGCAGCCGGCCGCACAGCCGGGCGGGGAGCCACCGGCGCCGATGGCATCATCACCGGCCCCTGCGGTGACGCCGAGGATCGCGCCCTGACATCCGACCTCCGCAGGGCGTGTGTCCCTGCGGTACCGGCGGCGGACCGTCCATCCGCCGCCGGGATCCGGCAGCCGACGCCGGAGGCCCGCGAGTTCGACCTGCCGCCCCGGCAGGGTGATCGGCACCGGGGCACTGTGGGTGCGACAGGCAGGCGAGCCGGTTCGAGTCCGGCCGCACCCGGCCCTCACTCCGGCGAGGCCCTCGCCCCGCTCTCGGCCCATTCCCGGCGAGTTTCTCACTCGGCGATGCGCCCGGCGAGGCCCTAGACGGCCTACCGAGGCGGTCGATGTCGTATGACGCCGACCGCGGCCCCCGGCCGACATCCCGCGTCGTCGGCTGTCGCGCGACGTTCCGCTGATGCCGGCCAGCGGGCATGGCCGCCCGATCGCGGTTCTGCGAGGTTCTGCGCGGTTCTGCGCGGTTCTGCGAGGTTCTGCGCGGTTCTGCGCGGTTCTGCATCTGCCGAGCTAGGCGCCCCGACGAGGCCCTGGACGGCCTCGGCGAGGCCTACACTCAATCCGCGAGGCCCGCTCCGCGGGACTCCGCGCGGCGGCCGCCGCCGGGCATGCCCCCCCGAAAAAAAATCTCGATTCCTGCTTGACGGCTAGCCGACATGAGGTATTATCCCGGGTGTACGGTGCGACGGACGCACCGAGTCACGCAGATAGGAGACAGCCATGCACATGTTCAGCGTTCGCGTCCCGGGCAAACGGATCGAAATCAACTGCCGCTCCCTCTCGTCGTCGGCCGCCCGCCGGATCGGCCGGATGCTGGGCGACGACGACCGCGGCCGCTGGTGGTTCGCGGGGGGAAACTGCGTCGGAAATAACCTCTACGAGGGGATGGTGATCCGGTCCGACCGGATCGGCAACCATGTGGTCACACGGGTCCTCTGGGAGCGCCCCCAGGCCCGATGACCCCTGACGACCTCTCACCCACCGCCCCCGGCGGGGGCGGAACGTGAGCGGTCGTCTGGCGGATGTTGGCCCGCGCGGCTCAATGGGCCGTGCGGGGGGGGTCACTAGGGAGAGAGCATGAGCATGACATGTCTGGATGGGACGCTGTGCCGTCAGGGCGACGGCACCTGGCGCTGGTCGGATGGACAGGCCGAGCCTCGCGTCCGGGACCTGAGCCCGGACGAATGGGGTTTTCGGTGCCGCGCCTACGGCACCGGAAACGTCTACGCCGAGGTCCCCCTGGGCCTCGCGGCGGAGACCGACTCCCTGGCCTGGGTCGTCGATGGATGGCGGTCGGGCCGCTACTGCGTCGGCGGCAGCGGCGACCATGCCGGCCCCCGGATTGCCGAGGCCGGCGGATGCCGTCGGCTGCACATCCGACCGGGTGACGACCCAATGCTCGGGTACGAGCCGCTGCCTGAATCGCGGGGACCTATCCCCACGGTGATCCTGGTGCCCATCGCCGACTGGGACTCCTGGGTCGCGGCCCACCCGGCCGGCGCGGCCTGGGACGCGGACGACGAGGACGCGATCCTGGACCGCGCCTACGCGCTGGGCTGGCGGCCCGCCGAGGCCTACCGGTCGCGGTCGGGCCGGGTGTACGCGGCGTGACGACCTCTCACCCACCGCCCCGGGTAGCGAGGGCGGAACGTGAGCGGCCGTCTAGCTGCGCCGCGCAGGTCTGCCGACCCTCAGCGAGGAAAGCGAACATGAGCCATTTCACCCGCATCCGGACCAAGTTGAAGGACGTCGAGGTCGTCAAGAAGGTCCTGCGCGACATGGGCTATGAGCCCGTCGAGGACCCCAAGGGCGGGCAGGTGATCGTCCGCGGCTGGGCCGGCGACACGCGCAAGGCCGACCTGAAGGTTGCCCGGGGCGAGTTCGACATCGGCTTCGTCCGCAGCGCCGACGGTTTCGAGCTGATCGGCGACTTCACCGGCATGCAACTCTCGGAGAAGCGCTTCGCCGACGACCTGGGGCGGCGCTACGCCCGCGAGGTCGTCCGCGCCGGCGCCGAGGCCCAGGGCTTCGCCGTCGTCGAGGAAGTCCAGCAGGCCGACGGCTCGGTCCGGCTGGTGGTCGAACGCTGGACCTGAGCCCGCGGCCGGATGTCCGGCCACAGGAACGTTTTTTTTTTAGGCCGCGCGGCGCGCGGCCGGGAGGATCAAGATGAGCGACACGAGCATGATGGAGCCCGCGCTGCCTCGCGGCAGCGACGGCAACGGACTGGACCCAATCCGCCCCGACGGCCGCGCCTCGGCGTGTGCCGGGTACGGCATCGGGAAGTACGTCATCGTCCGGACGTACTCGGCCGGCGTCCACTGCGGGATCCTCGCGGCCCGCAGCGGGACCGAGGTTGTCCTCGCCAACGCCAGGAGGATTTGGCGCTGGGAGGGCGCCTTCACCCTCTCCGAGATCTCTTTGTCCGGCCTGGCGTCGTCCTCCCGGCTGTCCGCAGCCGTCCCGTCAATTCTGGTCACCGAGGCTATTGAGGTCCTGCCGTGCTCGCCGGAGGCGGCTCGCGTCCTCCGCGAGCATCCGGCGGAGGTAATCTGATGCGACGGCGGCGACGGCGGCGAGACTACGCCGACGGCCACGGGGACGGGGACGGCTGCGGCTGTGGCTACGGCCGCGACTGCTGCGACCCGGCCTGGCACGGGAACGGCAGCGGCTACGGCCACGGCCTCGAGGCCGGCGACGGCGACGGCGCTGGCGACGGCGACGGCGCCGCCGACGGCGCCGGCACCGGCACCGGCACCGGCCTCGGGTGCGGCACCGGCCTCGGGTGCGACATCGCCGAAAGTGCGGGCTCCGGCACCGGCCTCGGGGGCGGCATCGACGACTGACGCGGAGGGCATATATGGCCAGGGTGGCGAGGCGCGGGGGCTACGGCCGCGGCGATGGGGATCCACGATGCGTGGTAGGTCGATGGGCCGCCGCCGTGTCGGCGTCCGCCGCGACAGCGCGGGTGGCGGCGACGGGTACGGCTGCGGCGATGGAGCCGGCTACGGCTGCGGCGCGGGCCGCGGCTACGGCCGCGATTACGGCGACGGTTACGGCCGCGGGGACGGCGACGGCCTTGGTGAGGGCGGCGGCTACGGCGACGGCTGTGGCCGCGGTGACGGATTCGGTTGCGGCGCCAGTTTAGGCAATGGCCGCGGCGCCGGCGATTGACGCATCAATCCTTTCCGCCGCGGCTGGAGAGCGGCATCACCACGTAGACGAAATCCTGGCCCGACTTGAGCACCCCGGGGTGGTCGGGGGTCTTGAACTCCATGTGCGCCCGCGGCTCGCCCAGGGCCTTGAGCCCCTCGATGATGTAGTCCGGGTTGAACTCGATCCGCAACGCCGAGCCCGTGTACGAGTAGTCCGGGCCCTGCTTGTCGTCGGCCGACGCGGGCTTGCCGGTCATGGTGATCTCGGCCTCGCCCTTCTGGGGGTCGGTGCTCCGCAGCACCAGCTTCTCGGGGCTGAATTGGAAGACCACCCGCTTGCCGGCGGCGTCCGTCAGTAGGCTGGCCTGTTTGAGCCGATTGGTGAAGACCTCGCTGGACACCTCGGCGGTCTTGTCGCACTCCTTGGGGATGACCTCGTCGTACTTGGGGTAGCCGCCCTCGACCAGCCGGAAGCTCAGCACCGAACTGCCGCACCGCACCCGCAGGTCGTTGCCGGCGAACTTGGCCTCCACGGACGACTCGGCGTCCACCAGCAGCTTCTTGAGCACCTCCATCGCCTTGAGCGGACAGACCGCGGCGCGTTCGTCGGCCGCCGGGCCGGCCAGCGGACCACGCGCCTGGGCCAGCCGCTTGCCGTCGGTGCCCACCATCTTGAGCCGGTCGCCCTTGGGCTCCCAGAGCACTCCGTTGATGGCGTAGCGGCTGATCTCCTTGGCCGCGGCGAACACCGTCCGGGCGATCATCTGCTTGAGCACGTCGGCCTTGACCGAGAACCCCGCCGGCTCGGGGAAGTCCGGAGTCGGGGGGAACTCGGCCGGGTCGAAGCCGAACACCTTGAACTTGCTCTCGGCGGCGATCACCCGGCAGGCGTCGCCCTCGGTGTGGATCTCCAGCTCTTGGTCGCGGGTCTCGCGCAGGATGCCGATCAGGCGGTCGGCGGGGATGACGGCCGCGCCCGGCTCGGTGATGTCCACCATGCCCACCCGGCAGCGGATGCTGTTGTCCAGGTCGGTGGCTGAGAGGGTGAGCTTCTTGCCCTCGGTCTCGAGCTTGACGCATTGCAGGGCCGGCTTGAGGCTGCGGGTGGGGACGACGCCTCCGGCCAGGGTGACGGCATCGAGCAGGGCGGTTCTGTCGCAATGGATCTTCATGTGTGGGCCTCGTCTTCAATGCCCGGCTCCGACGCGGACGGGCGCCGGGGCGGCCGGGCGGATATCAGCGATAGATACCCAGCGGCGCTGCGCCGGGCAACATCTCCGCGACGCCGCGAGCCGGCCGCCCTGCACATGCCCCCCCAAAAAAAATCTTCGATGCTTGCTTGACGTCTCGCCTAGATGGTGTATTATGTAGACGTACGGTGCGAGGGACGCACCAGCCAACAGATAGGAGAGAGGCCATGAGCCAGGTCGAGATCATCGTCACCAGCCAGTACGGGGTGCTCTCGCGGGGCCGGCACTCGGCCCGCCTGGAGAGCGGGAGCGAGGTGCAGTGGGCGGCCCGAGACTCGCAGGGCCGCCTGGTCATCACAGAGCCCGGGGTGTGGGCTTTGCACTGCTCCGACGGTTTCCGGAGGGTGGCGCGCGCCACCCTCACCGTCGATGCCGACGGGAGCTGGCGGATGACCGGCGACACCCGCCGGTTCGATGTGGTCGAGTGAACGTCGAGAGACGGCAATCAGCAGGCCACGGGCGCCCTTCGGGCGGCCGTGGCCTGCGTCATTAGCGTCTTGCCCGCCCAGCAGTATGCCGGTATCATCCCGGCATGGATACTTATGACCCTCTCACACCATCGCAGGCTGCCGTTGTCATGGGCCGCCGTGGCGGCAGGGCCCGCGCGGCGGCCCTGACCCCCGAGCAGCGGTTCGCCCAGGCCGCTGCGGCAGCCCGGGCGGCTGCCGCAGCACTCACCCCAGAGCAGCGGGCCGCACGGGCCCGCGCCGCAGCCCAGGCCCGATGGGCGGGCCACACCAAGCCGCCCCCGACGCCCAAGCGGCCGCGCGGACGGCCGCGGAAAAATAGCAGCAATCCCCCTTGACGTCACGCCGACATTGCGGGTAATCTCAGCACATCCGCGCCGCGAGCCCCAGCCGGGCGCGCGGCAACAGGCCTTTCACCCTCTCGCCGTGGCCGGGGAGGACATAGGAGCGTCATGCGAATCGTCAATCTCACACCGCACCCGATCGTTCTCTCGCTCCCCACTGGGGAGCGCATCACCATCCCGTCGGAGGGCCTCGCCCGGGCCACTCCGGGCGCGTCGGTCGTCGCCGACGAGGGCTTGCCCGTGCCTGTGGTGCGGGCGGCCGCGCTCGGCCCGGGAGCCCGGTGACCGGGCCCGGCCCACGACACAGTCTACATCGTATCGACAGTGGTCCGGGATCACCCGGACTGCGCCGGGCGCCGGGACGTTTTGTCCCCGGCCACCGGCCCCGGCGACGGGGCCATCCGGGGCCCCACCGGTCAGATCGAGGCGGTGACCCGCCTCGCAGGTCGGTCGGACGTGTGACCGCTGTGCAGGGCTGCCGGTCTTCGGCCGGCAGCCCTGCTTTTTTCCCTCACCTTACCCCCGCCATCAAATGGATACCATCACCTACTCGATCCCGGCCTCTGTCCGCCTGCACGACCACGTGATTCCCGTGGTCGTCCGCGCCGACTGGCTCCCTCACGATCGGTCGCTCCTCGAGCCCGGCGACCCGCTGGGCGAGATCGACATCCGAGCCGTCGTCACGGTCGCGCACCGCGACGTGCAGGACGAGCTCGACGACGCGCAGTGGGATGCGCTCTGCGAGCTGGCGCAGTCCGCCATCGAGGGCGGACTGGCGCCGGATGCGCCGGGGCGTCCGCCGTCGGCGCCCGATGTCCTGCAGCGGGCTGGATTGATTTTTGACCTGCCCGTGCGCGAGCACGACGGGCGGGTCCTCATCGACATCGCCGCCATGCTCCGGCTCAATGCGATTCCGGACACGCCGGCCATCCGCGCGCGGATGCGTGCGGTCGTAGAGGCCGTGGCGGCGGCCTGCTATCCGGGCCGCGAGCTGATGATGCAGCCATGACTGACCATCAGCTCCCGCCCGTCGGCACATCGTGCCCGCACTACACACCGCGCGGGCGGCTGTCGCACTGGCCCGAGGGCATCGAGGGCGCACACACCGAGCACCGCGTCGTCGTGTGCCGCGACGGCGTCGCGCGGTGGGTGCTGGTGCGCGTGGCGTGGGTCCGGCGCGGCGGCGTGATCGACGAATGGCGGCACCCGCGGTACGGGTGCGCATGACCAGACGACGGCGTACAGGCAATCGCCATCGCCGCCGCAACAGGAGCATCACATGAGAGAGCAGACAGATACGATCGATCTCCCACAGGCCTGGGCCGACGACATCACCATCTGGCCGCTGGCATTCGCGGCGGGCACAGCACCGGCCGGCCGCCTCGACGACGACGACGATTGCGACGACGACGGGCCGGACCCGTACGACGGAGTGCCGGCGGACACCCGCGACACCCTCGGGAGCGTCTGGCCGTGAGCACACCGACGCCCGCCGGCGGCCCCGACGGCGACTGGCGATACCGCAGCATCCACACACTGGCGGCCCGCACGTACCGCGGGGTCCGGTTCAGCGTGCACGCCTGCGCCGCGCTGGCCGCAGCCGGCTGCGACACGCTGGGCGTCCTGGCGGACCGGCTGACTGGTCGGGATGCCGGTGCGATCCCGCCGCTGCCGTCCGGCGACTGGCACACTCTGCCGGTCGCGCTCGAGGGCGCTGGTGTGCACGTCGAGGGCGTCGCTGAGACGTGTGGGCGTCTGGCCGACGAGGCCCGTATCCGCTAGGCCGCACGCATTGCGTGCGGCGAGAGCTACCAACACAGGAGGACCTATGGCAGGAGAGATGCTATCCAGGATTCAGCGCGGACGCACACGGAGGCCGCCCCGGCTGCTCGTGTACGGCACGCCCGGCATCGGGAAGAGCACGTTCGGATCGCAGACCCCCCGCCCGATTTTCCTTCCGACCGAGGACGGCCTCGACGAGATCGACTGCGCGAAATTTCCGCTGGCGACCACCCTCGACGAGGTGCTCGCGGCGCTCGCAGAACTTCGCACCCAGCCGCACGAATACGAGACGGTCGTACTCGACAGCCTCGACTGGCTGGAGCGGCTGATCTGGGACCGGGTATGTGTTGAGTTCTCCGTCAAGAACATCGAGAAGGCCGACGGCGGCTATGCCAGAGGCTACACGCACGCACTCACCCACTGGCGCGAGGTGCTCGCGGAGCTGGATCTGCTGCGCATCCGGCGCGGCATGGTGATCCTGCTGATCGCCCACGCCAAAATCGAGCGGTTCGAGGACCCGGAGAGCCCGCCGTACGACCGCTACTCGCCGCGGCTGCACAAACACGCGTCAGCGCTGGTGACCGAGTGGTGCGACGCCGTGTTGTTCGCGACGCGTCGGCTGCGGGTGACCAGCGAGGACGCCGGCTTCGGCCGCAAAAGGAGCACCGCCCACGCCATCGGCGCGGCCGGCGGCGAACGGATCCTGCGCACGATCGGCGGGCCATCATGCATCGCCAAGAATCGTTACGGGATCGCCGAGGAATTACCACTGTCGTGGGCGGCATTCATGACCGCACTCACCAACCATCAATCCGAACCAGAGGAGACCCACAATGGCTGATCTGCGCGGCTTCGACGCGAATCAGGTGCGACCGTCGAGCGACCTCGAACCGGTGCCGGCCGGCCAGTACCTGGCCGTCATCACCGAGTCGGAGATGAGGCCGACCAGGGCCGGCACCGGGCACTACCTCCAACTCACGTTCGAGATCCTCGACGACCCGCACAAGGGGCGCAAGTTGTGGTCCAGACTCAACTTGGATAACCCGAACGCGACGGCGGTCGCCATCGCCAAATCGGAGCTGTCCGCCATCTGCCGCGCCGTCGGGGTGATGCGCCCCGGCGACTCGACCGAGCTGCACGACCTCCCGCTGGTCATCCATGTGCAGTGCAGGCAACGGCCCGACACCGGCAGGGTGACCAACGAAATCAAGGGCTATTCGCCCAAGGCCGCCCCGGCCGCCCCGCCCGCCGGCAAGGCGGCAGCGCCCAGCGCTCCGCCGTGGAAGCGGTGACTGGATCGCATCGCATGATAATCCTCCGCGACTACCAGCTCGAGGCCGTCGAGGCGGTCTACGACCACCTGCGCACGCGGGACGACAACCCGTGCGTGGTCATCCCCACGGGTGGCGGCAAAACGCCGATCATCGCCTCGATCTGCCGGGATGCGGTCATGCTGTGGCGCGGGCGCGTGGTGGTGCTGGCCCACGTCCGAGAGCTGCTCGAGCAGAGCGCCGACAGGCTGCGGGAGGTCTGCCCCGAGGTCCGCTGCGGCATCTACTCGGCGGGACTCGGGCGGCGGGACACGGACCACCCGGTGATCATCGCCGGCATCCAGTCGGTGTACCAGCGGGCGCACGAGCTCGGCCCACGCGACCTGGTGATCGTGGACGAGGCCCACATGATCCCGCCCGACGGCGAGGGCATGTACCGGCAGTTCCTGGCCGATGCCAAGGCCATGAACCCGCACCTGCGCGTCGTCGGCTTCACCGCGACGCCGTACCGGCTCAGGTCCGGCTCGATCTGCACGCCGGAGGGGATCCTCAACCACGTCTGCTACGAGGTCGGCGTCCGCGAGTTGATCGTCCGCGGCTACCTGTGCCCGCTCATCAGCAAGGGCGGCCGCGCACGGGCCGACACCAGCGGACTGCATGTCAGGGGCGGCGAGTACGTCGCCGACGAGGTCGAGGCCCTGATGGACGAGGAGTCGCTCGTCCGAGCGGCGTGTGCCGAGATCGCCGAGCATAGCCGCGATCGCAATGCCTGCCTCATTTTCGCCTCGGGCGTGCGGCACGGCGAGCACATCGTGCGTGTGCTGAGGGACGAGCACGGCATCGACTGCGGACTCGTCACCGGCGACACGCCGTCGGATGAGCGTGACGAGATCCTGACCCGGTTCCGGGCCGGGGAGTTGCGGTACCTGTGCAACGTCAACGTGCTGACCACCGGGTTCGACGCGCCGCACATCGACTGCGTGGCATTGATGCGGCCCACGATGTCGCCGGGGCTGTACTACCAGCAGGTCGGCCGCGGCTTCCGCCTACACCCGTCCAAAACCAACTGCCTGGTGCTCGACTACGGCGGCAACGTGCTGCGGCACGGGCCGGTCGATCGGATCAGGGTTAACGCCGTTAACCGCGACGGCACGGGCGAGGCACCAGCCAAGGAATGCCCGGGGTGCCGGTCGATCATCGCGGCCGGCTACGCGCGCTGCCCGGACTGCGGCCACGAGTTCCCGCCGCCGGCGCGGGCATCCCACACAGCCCGCGCCGGCAGCGCCGGCATCCTCTCCGGCCAGGCGACCGTCGAGACCCTGCCGGTGCGGGATGTCCGATACAGCGTCCACCTCAAGCGCGGCGCGGACGACGACGCCCCGAAGTCGCTGCGCGTGGACTACCAGATCGGCTGGTACCGCTGGAAGTCGGAGTGGGTCTGCCTGGAGCACGACGGCTTCGCACGGCAGAAGGCCGTGGCGTGGTGGACGAGGCGATCGCGCGAGCCGGTGCCGGCGACGGCGGCCGAGGCCGTCGAGATCGCCAGAGCCGGCGGCCTGGCCGCGACCCGATCGATCACGGTGCGGTCGGTCGCCGGCGAGCAGTACGACCGCATTATCGCCCACGAGCTGGGACCGATCCCGGCGCGCAGCAATGCCGACGACCTGCTCGATTTCCCCTTCGGCCGCAACGCGCCCGCACACACTACAGAGGAGACCCCGTGGTGACTCCGCAGCTCACGGCCGTGCTGGACGCCATCCGGACGATGACCGGCCGCGAGCCGCGCGCCGCCGGCTCGCAGAAATGGACGTTTTGCTGCCCCGCCCACGACGACCGGCACGCCTCGGCCGTCGTCAGCCAGGCTGACGACGGCAAAATCCTCCTGCACTGCAGCGTCTGCCCGACCCAGTCGCTGCTCGGCGTGCTCGGCCTCGAGTGGCGCGATCTCTACCCCGACGACGGCGGCCCGCCGACGCCCGAGCCGCCGCCCACGGTCGCCGCGCTCGCCGACGCCAAGCGCCTGCCGATCGCCCACCTGATGAGCGAACACATCCGTCTCCGCGATGATCCGCGCGGGGTGGTGATCCCCTACATCGACCCCGACACGGGCGACGAGATCATCCGACTCCGCGTCCGGCTGGCCGGACGCGGCGCCTTCCGCTGGGCCGCCGGCGCCCACGTCCTGGCCTACGGGATGCACTGCCTCGGGCAGTGGGCGGACGCCGCCGACTCGCTGGTGATCTGCGAGGGAGAGAGCGACTGCTGGACCCTCTGGCATCACGGCATCGAGGCGATCGGCCTGCCCGGCGCCGGCACCGCGGCCAGGGCGCTCGCCGAGCGCTCCGCCGCCCGCCTGAACACCTACTCCGAAATCGTCGTGATCAAGGAGACTCCTCTGGGAGAGTCGCGCGATCGGGGTGGAGAAATTTTTCCGTCGGAGGTCGCGCATCGGCTCAGGGAGATCGGCTACAGCGGCCGCATCCGCTGCGTGCGGCTGCCGGCCAAAGACCCGTCGGCGCTGCACTGCCGCGACCCGCAGAGATTCCGCGCCGCCTGGGACGAGGCGATGGGCTCCGCGCGGGACTGGGATGACGAGTGGCACTGCTGGGCCAGGCCCGCGCCCAGGCCACCCCCCGCGCCGACATGGCCGGCCCCGCCGGGACCTGCCGCGTACCACGGCCTGGTCGGCGAGATCGTCCGGACCATCGAGCCGCACACGGAGGCGGACCCGGCCGCGCTGCTCATCCAGCTGCTGGCCGCCGTCGGCTCGGCCATGGGCCGCAGCCCGCGATTCCGCACAGATGGGTCATATCAACATACCAACATATATGCCGTGCTCGTCGGAGAGAGCGGTGTGGGCCGCAAGGGCACGGCCTGGGGCCGTGTGGGGCGCGATGTGATGCGCGAGGCCGCCCCCGACTGGTGGGAGAGCTGCATCCGCTCGGGATTGGCCAGCGGCGAGGGCCTCATCGAGGCGGTGGCGGCCCGGGACGGCGAGACCCACCCCGACCGACGATGTCTCGTCGTGGAGCCGGAATTCGTCCGCGCGCTGACCGTGGCCGGGCGCGAGGGCAACATTCTGGGCTCGATCATCCGCGACGCATGGGACACCGGCGATCTGCGGACCATGACCGTCGTGCCGCGGCAGGCGCGTGGCGCCCACATCAGCATCATCGGCCACATCACCCCGCCGGAGCTCCGCGCCGCCGTCGGCCGCATCGATCTTGTCAACGGGTTTTGCAATCGCTTCCTCTGGTGCTGTATCAAAAAGAGCAAAGATTTACCTTTCGGAGGTCACCTCGACGAGGCGGATATCGCCGATCTGCGGCGTCGGCTCCGCGCGCGCATCGAGGACTCCCGGCGGGTCACCGACATGACCTGGGCGCCCGAGACGATGCCGATCTGGGCCGATTATTACCCTAGACTCTGCGCGCACAGGCGCGGGACGTACGGCTCGGTCACCGCGCGTGAGGCCCCGCAGGCCATCCGGCTCGCGATGATCTACGCCCTGCTGGACGGCAGCTCGCGGGTGCGGCCCGAGCATCTGGACGCCGCCCTGGCCGTGCTGGTATACTGTCGCGACTCGGCCCGATGGATCTACGGCGATGGCGTGGGCGACCCGGCCGCCGACCGACTGCTGGCCCGCCTCCGCGAGGGCTCTATGAGCAAAAGTGAAATAAATAATCTATTTCACAAAAGCTATGACCAGGCCGACCGCGCGGTCGATCTGCTGCAGGCCGCTGGTCTGATCACCTGCGAGATCGTCGCCGGTCGAGGGCGGCCGTCGGAGCGTTGGTCCTACACGGGGGGCGACGTTTCGAATTAACACTTTGGGGGGCTTAAGGCATATTGGCGTAGGGGGGGGGTCTGGTCTACCCCCACTCCGCCAAAAGTTTTAAGCCCCCAAAAGTGTTAAAATATTACGGTAGTAATTATAGATAGAGATAGATTTAGAACGGTACTGGTAGTACCACGTCGGGTGAGATGGATTACTGAGTGATGGGGTGGCATCGTCGGGACGGGTGAGGCGGCGTGGCGGGATGGCCGCGCCGAGGGCCCTGGAGGCCGCGCCAGGGCCTCCGCGCTGGGGCGCTAGGCCATCTGGCCGCATCATCACCGACGAGGCGTTTTTCGGCCTCCTAGAGGCCTCCCCCGAAATTCTCGGCGACTGCATGGATGGCGATCTGCACGCATTGCCGCGAGGCGCGCATCGTCGCCGACCGCTGCGCAGGCATGCGCCGAATTACGGGCGGACAAATTGACATATTTGTACACGACAACACCCGACGTGTAGGACATGATGGCGGCGCCCGCGCCGGGCCTAGGGAGGAGCACCGCATGAGCCGCATCCTGTCTCTCGACGCCGGGCTGGTGGGCTGCGGGTGGGTCGTCTGCGAGGTCGGGCCGCTCGAGCCGATTGCGGCCGGCTGCCTCCGCACCGCGCCCGGCACCCGCCGCACCGCCATCCGCGTCGCCGACGACGACGCCCGCCGCGTCGCCGACCTGTTCCGCGGACTCCTGGCCGTCGCACGCGAGCACGGCGTGGCCGGCATCATCGCCGAGCTGCCGACCGGCGGCGCCCGCGGTGCCCGCGCCGCCCGGTGCATGGGGCTCTCGACCGCCCTGGTCGCCTGCCTCGCCGAGGCCCTGGAGCTGCCCGCCGAGTGGGTCACCCCGCGCGACGTCCGCCAGGCCGCACGCGGAGCCCCAGACAAGCTCGCGGTACAGCAATACGTCCTCGACCGATGGCCCAGGCTCGCCGATCTGGCCGCCGGCCGCCCGGCCGCCGAGTGGGAGCACATCGCCGATGCCGCTGCCGCAGCCGCCGCCGCCGAGCATGGTCGGCTCGTCCGCACGCTGGCCGCACGGCTGACCGTGCGCGAGCCCGGCGACCCGCCCCAGGTGGAGCCGCCGATGCCCCGCCTGGGCCGCCACACGGCCCATACAGCTCATCCCGACGTCGCCCCGGTGGTGGCGACCCTACCGACCGCGCGGGCCGATCCTGGGGCAATCCGGCGGCCCGGATGCCGGAGGGCCGCCGAGTGAGCGACACCTCCTGCCCGACCCGCCGGCCGCGCCTGCGTGACGCCCCTCTGACGCCACAGCAGCAGGCATTCGTCGAGGCGCACAGACGCCTCGCCGAGACGGTCGCGATCTATCAGATCCGCCGACTCCCCGATCACGACCCCGACGAGATCCGCTCCGCGGCCGCGCTCGGCCTCGTGCTCGCCGCGCGCACGTACGACCCGGCCCGCGATCGCGACGGCAGGCTGAAGGACAAATACATCGCGTACCGTGTCGCGCGCACCATCCTGGACCACGTCGCGCGCAAGGGCAGATGGGGTGACAACCGCAAACTCCGCCGTACCGACACCCCCGCTATCCTCGACTGGCCCGATGACGACTCCGAGACCGGCGAGCACTGGGAGCCCGCCGCCGATATACCTCGTGTGACAATTGACACAGCGGATGGGCCGACCGTCGGGGACGCTGAGCCGATGGGGCTGCGGGACGCCGCGAGAGCGCTGGGTGTGCATGCCGAGCATCTGCGGCGACTCGTCGTTCGACGGCCCATCCCCGGCGTGGTCTACTATCCAGCGCAGCCCCCGAGACGCCGTGGACGTTGGCTGATCGCAGGTTTCGCGATTTTGAAATTAAAAGAGCTTCTGAAATGAACTCCAGGGTCTCAAAATGGAACGCTTTTCGTACCATACCCCCCCCTCCCCACCCCCTTACCGTTGGGTCCTTCCAATCAGACTGAAAGAATGTCGGGCAAAGCCACCCGCCT